TCCAGAAGAAGCAGATCAATTTATCGACGACCATTTAGAAAACTAAGATGGACATCAAAAGTGTTAAGCCAACACGAACAACCGGATATCAGCAAGGTTATTTTACTCCTCAAAAGCCTGACAAGTATGACGGTGACTCTTCCCAGATTATCTTTAGATCATCTTGGGAGTTAAAGTTTATGGAGTTTTGTGATACTAATGAACGTATCCTTACGTGGGGCAGTGAAACTGTATCGATTCCATATATTAATCCTATCCTTAAAAAAGAGAGCAAGTATTTTATTGATTGCTACCTGGTTCTTAAAGATAAGGAAGGAAACATTACTAAGTGGTTAATTGAGATTAAGCCTAACAAATATTTAAGTCCACCTACTGCTCCTACTAGGTTAACCGAAAAGCAAACATTGAGTTATGCTAGACATGCTAAGACATATATCATAAATACTGCAAAATTTAACGCGGCTAAGGAATTCGCAAAAAAGAGAATGATGAGATTCGGAATAATTACCGAAAACTTTTTATTTAACCAGGTGTAAAAGATCTAAATCCTGATTACCTTGCAAAAATTTGAAGATTTACCTAAAAACAACGGGCAGACTAGCTTGTACTCTGTTGCGGACAGTGTAGGCATCGTTCAAAACAGGTCAAAATTTATTCCAGGTAGATTTTACTCACTAACCGTTTCAGCAGATTCCCCTAATCTTACTGAGGACGTAGTTCCGCTGCTTAACGATAGGAAACCATATTTGGATATAAATCCATGTGGATTCTGCATCTATCATGATAATTGGCAAACTACTGCACTTATCCTAAATCTAAAAGTAATACCAAATAGAATCAATCAAAGATTACTTGAAGCTTTTTACGAATTTGCAAAACTAAATGGGTTATCTGATCTTTTTGATAGAGACGGCACACTTATTCCACTAGCACAGCGTCTCTTGCTCGATAAGAGGTTCTATATGATTCCTCCGAAAATATTGAGCCAGCTGGTTGGTGCGACTAACTTAAATTACGCAATAAATAAATATAGTATAGATCAAATCATCGAGGCTCGATTAATTGATTGGGATCAATATGGCATGTTAGTGAATCCTTTGGTTGAATACCGAGGAATTTACCCGCAGCCAGCCAATCTTTCAAGAATCTACGAGGATTTTATAGCAAATTCATTCGAATAATATGGCAGGTTTTTTAGACGTACAAAGAGGAGGAAGAACTGGAGGCGCTCTCTCGGCCTTAAGTAAATTTGGGACGAGACATGAGGACTTATTACTTAAGAACTCACAGGCAATCGGTTTCATTGAAAGTCAAATTGCGGCTAGGTCAACTAGGCTCAATGCTGGAGATGATTTACTCAAGTTTTCAATGGCAATTGCCGACACTACATCTCAGTTGCGATCAAAGGCGATTGCATTCTTTCAACTAGATTATGTAGTAAAAAGAGAACGTTTAAGAGATGTTGCTTCAAATGGTGAAATTGAATTTATTCTTGAGACCATTGTTGATGACATGATCGTATACGACGATGAAAACAGATTTTGTTATTCCAGAGATTTGACCGGAAAAATCATGTATCGTGGAAATACAAAAGAGGAACGTCTGAACTTTCAACACAAAGTAGTTAAAAAATACACCGACAATTTTGAAAAGATCTATAATGCTTGGGGATTTGGAGAAACCATTTCCGCTTGGCAGTATGCTTATCAATTCCTAGTTGAAGGTCACCTTGCATTTGAAATTCTATATGATGATTTACAAAAGCCAGGAGAAATTATTGGATTTAAAGAAGTAGACCCTGCAAGTATTGCTCCACAGTTACAAAAAGACGAAAAAGGTAAGCTCTTTCTACAGTGGATTCAATATGATCAATCGACTGGTGGAACTAACGTATTAAATGACTCTCAGATCATCTATATTTCATATGCGAATCACTTTAGAACAAAGCGAGTTTCTTTTACTGAACGCTTGATTCGTTCTTTCAACTTGCTTAGAGTTATCGAGCACAGTAAAGTTATTTGGCACGTAATGAACGCGCCATTGAGGTTGACTACTACTGTTCCAGTAGGATCGAAAAGCTTACAAAAGAGTAAAGAAGACGTTCGAGAATTCATGAATCTTCTAAAAGAAGACATCTATTTTAATGGAGACACTGGCGAACTTAATGTCGAAGGCAAGCCAAATGTCATGTTCTATAAGAACTATGTTTTGCCAGTAAACGATCAAAACCAATCAGTAAAGATTGAACCTTTACAATTTCCTGGACCAAACCTTTCAGGTTCAGAATTGCTTAATTATTTTTATAAGAAACTAAAAATGGATTCAAAGATTCCATATTCTCGTTGGGAAGGACAAAGTGGAATGGGTGCATTTACACTGAATGCTGAAGGTATTAGTCGAGAGGAAATTCGATATCAAAAGTTTGTGCGTAGGCTACGATCAGCCTTTTCAGAGTTAATCTTAAAACCATTGTATCTGCAAATGTGCCTTGATTTTCCAGAACTTAGAGACGATCACAAATTCAATAACGCAATGGGAGTTTCGTATAACAACGATAACGTATTTGAAGAGATGAAGCAAAACGAAATTGAAGCAAAACGTATTGCTGCTTATCAAGCGAAGAAAGGAATAATGAATGACGATGGAACTCCATTCTTTGCAACTGAATACCTAATCAGAAAAGAATTACGAATGACTGAAGATGAGCTTGAAGCTAACAAAAAGTGGTTTGATCAAAGAGATGACGAAACGCCAGAAGGTGGAGGCGGGGTAGGAGGCGGAGTCGGTGCTCCAGTGGGAGGCGGAGGAGCGGCAGGAGCGGCAGGAGCTCCAGCCGCAGAAGGAGGCGGTGCAGAAACAATTGAAGGTGGAGAAGTTAAAGGAGCCGGTCAGTTATAATTAATCGTAGAAAATAGACAAAGTATTCTTTGTCTCAGGAATATCAATCAGCAGTACAAAAATTTCTCGACCTGCTCTTTCATCTTTGTATGAGGCAGGTCGAACTGTTATAGATCGTTTGCGACTTTCGCTAACGTAAGTATCGAGTTGCGAACTTGCTTCTTTTGTTAAAGAAAAAGGATCAATTGAAAATTCAAAAAGATATTTTTCAACATTTAACCCAAAAGCAGGTTCGCCGAGTACTTCTCCTTTTCTTGTAAAAAGAGTCATCTTGATCTGTTGTAACAGAGATTCAAGGTCATCGTATACTTCTAATTGATCTGCTCTGTATGCAGGATCTCTTTCGGTTCTAAGGTAAAAGTCTCTAAGTTGTGACATATATTATTGATGATAAAGGTACATCCAATCAGGAGTATTTTCGCCTTTCATCATTGCTTTTACGTCTTCCATCTCCTTTTCAGCAGTAGTGGTGATGTTTTGATAATTGACAGTAATGTCTCCAGGCAGAGTATAGTTAAATGTTTGTAACATGTGTGCAAGACGAACCTTTGAATGAGCACGAACATATCGTTGAAACAACTCGTCCTCAAATAGCTTGTCTTGTTCAAGTTTCTTATAAACTTGAACAACTGCGCTAGTTTTAGGTGTTCTTCCTATAATTCCCAGCAATTTCGTGTTTTTATTATAGTCGTATGCAATCGAATCGATCATCATGCTCTTAGTTAAATCCAGGAAAGAAAAGATGATCGTACGGTACATGATACTCTCTCCAATAAATGGAGTCAAGTAAATTTCTGAACCAATAAACTTTTGTTCAGAGAAATCTCGGTCGATTGTTGCAAAGATAGATCCACCCTTGGCTTCCTTAAAATCGATTACGAACTGTACACAATCCGGTAACTGTATCTGACGTGCCTTCTTGAATTGCGGAGTGCTAAAAAGTTCAGGCGGCAATAGAATATATCTGCTTTCTACAGCGTGTCTCCAGTTGTCCCAGAAATACCTAGAGTCGTTTAAGATAATACGCTTAATCTCCTTTTCAGGTAGCGAATACGGCAGAGCACCCGAAAAGGTGATTTCGTTGTTAATGTCCTCGATCAATTCTTTTTCAGTCATAGTAATTTATTGATTTGATCCTGGGCCAAAACCGGTTCGATCATCGCTGAAACGAACACTTGACTTATCAACATCCAAATTGAATTTCTTATCTCCCATCATGCGGCCCATTGCACGTTGGTTCTTTTTTGCTACAACTTCATCTTGTTTACCCGCTCTTTCTGCTGATTTTACCATCATTTGGCCAATTAGCTTTTGTTTTAGTTTCTTTTTCCAATCGCTGTGAAAAATAAGATTCATCGCACGAGTAATATCGATGTCTTGAATTGATCCATCGTAACGATGTGGATTACGTGCTGCTTTTTCATTCGATAATTCTTGTGCAATCGCCATTACTGAAGTATATACACCAGCCAAAGCGCTCTGTGCCATTCCTTTAAAATTAGTAGGATACACGACCTCTTTAGTTGATTCGTTAATAAATTCAGAATAGGATTTTATGTTCTTTGACATTAGCTAGTCTTTTTTGCGGCAGCTGAAATTGCAGTGTTTAAATCAGTCATTGATGTATTTACAATGGCGTCCTGTGTAGTCTTTAATTTGTTAAGTTCATCCTGTTTTGCAGCAACAGCGTTATCTCTATTTGCAGTAGCTTGAGCTAGTTTTGTTCTAGCTGCAATTACTGCTGGATCGCTTTCAACAGAGGCCGGTGCAACTTGTGCAGCAGGTTGATCTTGAGTCGTCTGAGTATTAGTCTGTGGTGTATCAGGAGTCGCAGCAGGATCAGTTTGCTCTGCAACTGTTGGATTTGCTCCAGGCACAGTTTCTTTTTTTTCTTCAGACTTCATAAATTTCTTAAAATTCTGGATATACGACATGCTTAGTTATTTATTTGAAAGTCTCTTTGTTGCTTTCATGAACTCATGATAGTTCAATACTGACTTCTTTTTCATCTCCTTTGGGTTTAAGCCAAAGGCACTGACCAATCTTCCACCAGTGAGAAACGGGGAATTATTCCAGTGGGTAGGAATAGCGCCGGATGTTCCATTAAACGCCATCATTGCACTAGATCTCTGTATGTCAGGGTGCATGATAATATCTGCTGGATCTCTTTCCATTGAATCCGCTCCCATTACTTCGTTTATAAATCGATCAAATGATTTAGTCATTATGCAGTCGGAAAGTTTAAAGCTTCTGGAGACTGCTCGAGTGAGAAGGGTTCAACTGGCGATGGAGCCATCTGATCTACTGGAGGAACGTTTGCTGAAAATGAAACGTCTGTATCCGCTGGCATAGGTTCATTTGGCATAGCCATAGGTGGCTCAGTTTCTTGTGGTGGCATTGTTGGTGCAACGTCATGGCCGAATTTAGCTCCATTTTGTGAAATAAATGTCTCAATTCCCATGCAAACCAAAGGATCGACTGACTTACACTTCTCGATAAAATCTCTAACTGTCATGCTCATTGGATCTACTTGTGTACTTAATTCTCCAGCAGCAGGAAGCATGTGCGGCTGGTCTAGCATTAGTTCAGCTGAAGTCATCTCTTGTTCAAAGATTCTTCTAATTTTCTTGTGATTTTTCATTTTTTATTATTGAATTATTTTATAGCTTTTGAAGATAGTATAAGTCCGGTTTTAGCCAGTGCAGAATTAATTGCAGCTACAGAAGTTAAGTTAAACTTAAATATGTTTTTACCATCTACACTTGTAATCATAACTTCTGTTAGAGATTTATTATCACCGACTAGACCAACTATTTTCTTATCAGTCGTTGGTTTAGCCGTTGAAGTAGTATCAACGGCGGCTGTCATTCCGCTAGGCGCTTTTGCAGAAACCTTTACGTTTTGTTCAGCCTGTGCCTCCGCACCACTAGTATGAGTTCCAATTACTGGAGCTTGTACTAAAAAATCTACGTTATTTGCAAGATTGCCTAGGTCTTCTTTGGCAGCGGCGATAAATGCGTTTGCTCTTGAATTTGCAAGTTCCTTATTTAGCCTGTCAGATTCAGTAGAGTTTACTCCTTTGAAAGGAATTGCTGAAGCTCCTCCAGTAACGCTAACCTGTAATTTTTTACCTTTTTGGACTTGTGTAAGAGCTAAATTAACTTTTGATAAAGTTGCTTGATATGAAGAGGAACTCTTGTTTAAATTAGACTTACCTACATTAAATGTTTCTCCAGCTTGAACTTGAGAGTCAAATTTAACTTCTGAAGGTTTAGCATTAGAACCAAGCCCGCCTGCTTCATATAGAGAATGATTCTCTTTTACGTATTTTTCAAAATTCTTTAACATTATAACCTTGAACTTTTCTTATTATTTATTTAGAACCAATATAGAGATTTACAATATAAAATAAAAAGCATATGGATCCAAGATTAGAAGAACTTAGAAAATCAGTAGAGAAAGAAGCTCTTAAAAAATTAGAGCAGATTAAGGAACAAATTCTTACTGGCGGTGGCAAATCTGACGTCGAACATACTCAGATAATAATGATGGTAATCGATGAGCTAGATGACGTCCTATTAAATTGGAAAGAAGGCTCGTTTAATGTAATCTCTTTTAAAAACCCGATTAGTGATGATTTTGAAGACGACGATTAGAGTAAGTTTTTGCTAGTCTTGCAAGAGATGTTTTTGCGTTCCTCTTTTTTGGATTTGCGTCATAAGTAGTAACCATTCTGCCATTTTGTACAATAGACGCGGCTTGTAAAAATTCAAGATAACTTTCAACGATCTTTTTCATTATCCGTGATTCATAATTACTCCGCCGATCGCGCTTGACTTCAGACGTAGTTCTATTATATCTTCGTCACTAAGCTTTCTTTTTCTATTAGTATATTCAATAGAAAGAACTCCTATCATCCTTCCCTGTACGTTACGAATAGCAAATAAGTAGGAACTTTTTGTATTACACTCATCGGCTGTGTATTTTAATCCAAAGGTTGAGATCTTCTCGTCTTTATAGTCTGAAATTGCAATAAAATCGCGTTCTAGTATTTCTCCAAGAGAACGACTAAAAAGATTTACTGGTATATTTTGAAAACCTGAACGAAATGAATCTTTTACATTCTTAACAGATTCGAAAAAAATGCTGAATTTTTGAATAGACTTTCCAGTAGGATAATAGTGACCACCATTGTGAAACTGAGCTAACCAAATACGGTCTGCGCCATACTCACTTAACAGAGAGTCTAATTCATCATTAACTAGATTTGAATGCTCGACAGCTTCAGTCAAAGGATCTGGCTTGTTTCTATTTTCAAGTCTATTTTTAATGTATAATCCAAGGATTGGGCCCAGCACTCCTGTTAAGAATGCTACAATAATTTGGGTCATTTTTCGTATATGCTTATTTTTTACATGTTACAACCACACTCTGGACCTGCGCCAAAGTCAATGATTGGTTCTTTACATGTATCGCAAGTTTCCATTTCTTCATGGTGTTCGCATTCGCAACGATCAGCTGGCATACCACAACCTGGGCATGTCTCTTCTTCAAAGCGACTATCATTCATTCCATCGTGATAATATTCTTCTCCTTCTTCTCCTTCTTCAAAAGGATTCATTCCCATTAAAGATTCATCATAAGATTCATTTACAAATTCAGAGAATCCTTTTACTCCAGTAAATTTAGATTCTTTCATTTCATCTGCTTCATCTGCTTCTGGCTCAGGCGTGTCATTAGATTCTTCCTCTTCTTCGGATTCTTCTGTTTCCGGTTCTTCCATTTCCTCAGGCGCATTCATTGAATCGTCTGGAGTAGATGTAAATTTAGGAGAACCTGCTTGTCCTGGCTGAGGCGGTGTTATATCAGATCCGCCAGAAACTGGACGATTTGGTCCAATATTATTTTGGTTATATGTTTCAGAATCAAACCCATCTTCAAAGTTTGAAGCGGCATTTGTTAGAGAATCAATTCCTTGGTCGTCCTTTTCTCCTCCCTTTGAGTATTTGTCAAAGAATTCTGAAAAGTTTAAGATCCTTCCTGGCATGATAGTAGATTTATTTTAGTTATTTATCATTGAATTACTATATTTTTCTTTAATTTTTTGTTTGCTATTCTTTAAATCATTTATTAAATCTATAGTATAATAATCAAAAAAGTAATATGCCAAAGGATTTACACGTATCAGATTCTCACCGTAAGAACGGATTGAGCTTGACTCCAGGAGGATGCACAGTGACTATCATTAAAAAAGACGGTTCAAAATTGCATTATGACAAAATAAAAAATGCAAAAGCATATATTCGAACGTCCGCTCTTGATTTAGATGTGGTCGAAATTTTAGTAGATGGGTTTTCTAGATGGACTCGAGAAAAATAATGTAAAGACAAATGAAATATTTCTTAGTATGTTTTGCTCTTTGTCTTTCAACTTTAAGTAAGGCACAAATATTATGCGATTATGAAAGAGGACCATCTCTTACTGAAGTAAAAAATATTGTATCGTCAAAATATTCTTTTGCAGATGCACGACGGCGATATGCTCCAGCAAACGACTATACCGTCACAGTAATTAATTTACAGACAGATGTAAAATCGAGTGTAATTTATCTAAAGGACGAAAAGTTTCCTGAATTTATCCTGGAATATGTTTTATATAGCTCACTACCAAGCTTTATAAATTCTTTATATGCAATTGGGTTCAAACAAGTTTCGTCAGATACCTGGATTCGTGCTAATGGAGACGTAATGGTTTTACACGATAATCGAAACAAGTCAGATGCCGCTTTTTTCCACGAAGTACTAGCATTTTTCTCATTACATGGATCATAGTATTCTGTTTCACAAGCCTCTAAATAGAAAAATTAATTTTAAAGAAAATGGCATCAAATAAAAACGGTGGTCCAAAAGAGTATTTAGTCAAACTTATAGTAGGCGAAACGATTCGACCATATATTATCATTGCAGAAAGAATGGAGATAACAAACTCTTCTATTTTATTTTATCGAAATGGGTTTGAGCTTTCTGCTATTTTTCCGATTCAATTTACAGTAATCGACCAAATAGAAGCTTTAAAAACTTAAAACTTCAGCGTAGTTCATAGTATATAATAGCATGGAGCCTGACACTCCGTTGGCGTCGAGTCGCTTTGACTTTTAAACGGTACACTTGCCGTAAAGACGTTAGCTTAAAAAAATCATCAGGTAAACTATGAAAACAAGTTATCAACAGATGGACCATGTACCATCAGCAAACATCGCTGTTAAGCGAAACCGCCTAAAACAGTATGGCGACAAAGTCTATCTTAAAAATGGGACCTCCTTTGAGATAGAACTTTTTAATCCAAAACAAATCAAGGTCCTTACTAAAATCTTCCTAAACGGAATCTCAATTTCTCATTCTGGGATTGTTCTTAATCCTGGACAGAGAGTGTTTCTTGAGCGTTGGCTCGACGACCCAAAAAAGTTTCTGTTTGAGACATATGATGTCGAGGATTCAAAGGAAGCCAAGCAAGCAATTGCACAGAATGGAATGATTCATGTTGAATTCTACGATCAGATTATTTCACAACATCATTCGACTATTACAACTAGCAATGGATACTATGGAGGATCTGATTGGACCCCAAGCCTTCCTCCATTTGCAGGAGAAACACAACATTGTTTTTCCTATTATGTAGGAACTCAAGCAAGCTACTCAGCTTCAATTGAAACCGGAAGAGCCGACGTCGGCGAATCATCGGACCAGACGTTTATCCAAGATTCATCTAGTTATGCTAGTTACTATGCATCATTTGTAACTTTACAAATTATGCCAGAGTCCAGTAAGCCAGTCGAATCATTTGCAATTCGAAACTACTGCTCTACTTGTGGGATTCGTATTAAATCACCTAGTTGGAAATTCTGTCCAAGCTGTGGACTCAATCTCGCTTAATTATTTCGTCAGGATCTAACGAAAAGGGGACAGGTTGTGTTCCCTTTTTTATTGTCTTATCGGTTTTAGTATTAATAAAACCGGAAATAATAAGTTTACTTTATGGAATATTTAGGTACTAAAAGTACCATAATTTAAAATAATTTAAACCAAAACTTAATTAAAATAATAAAATTATGAAAGGAAGATTACTGAAAGCAAATGATCAATGGATAGTGTCATATAACGATGATGCGGGCATATTTCAAACATTACCATTACATCCATATGATATTAAAGAGATTGAAGATCAAGCTAAAGTATTTGATAATATTGAAGCTCGTATATCAGCATATCCCTATATTCATTTTGAAATAGAGTTATTTTGGGAAACTGGAATTGAAGTACCATTTGACGTTGCTAAATTAAAAATAAAATGTTATTGCGGTCATACTAATATTTGTGATTGCGGACCTAAAAATCATAAAGATTTAGAGATGAATAAGTTGAATGATATGGAAATACAAGAAGTAATCGACAAAAACATAGTAATAGCAAATTTTGTTGGAACTAAAGAAATATGTGGCACCTCTTATTATTGTCTTCCACTACATACTATTGAAATTTTTGGATATGGCGTAGTCGATATCGATAAACCTGAAGAGCTAAAATATCACCGATCATACGATTGGATTATGCCAGTCGTTTTAATGATTGAGCGGGAATATTCAATAAGCATCATAGAAGACGAGTGTGAGATTATCAAGCCAGGCTATGAATCATGGTCCGAAGTTATTTCACGAAATGAAAAAAAGATTCTTGCAATTTGGGACGCAGTTTATCAATTTATTGTCAAGAAAAATAAAGGTGAATTAAAATCGTAATTTTAATAAGTTTATGAGTACAATAACAACATAACATACAATATGAGACAGGCATTCAACGGTAAAATTTGGAAAGGAGACAATGATAAACTCATTGCGCTTAACTTGGGTGCAGACCATTGCGCCGAACATGAATGGGGTATTTCTCCAATTCAAAATCAATTTGGAATTAATCCAAGCCTTCTTGGAATTAAGGGGCGGCAGATCACCAAAGGTTCTGACAAAGTTCGAAAGGTTTTAGTAGAAATGGAAAACTGGAGCAAATCGAATAAATCCACTAAGAGAGCCAAGGTAAAGCTTTATGGCATTGTGGTGGAGAGCAAATATGCACTAACAGATGATCCGGAAAAAGATGATTTTTCTTGGGTATTAAAACCTGCCTTTTGGGATCAGGAAAAGGACGAGATTAAAGGATATTGGTCTGATTCCAGATTTCTTGCTCTTGTTCAAGAAGAGGCAATAATCGATCAGCTAATTGAAGCTTTTAACCAAAACGATATTGCTTTCTGGATAGGAGGAGGAGGTCCATTTCAAAATGGAGGATTCGTTATTGCAATAGTTTCTCAATTGAGCGACGAATTCAAGCAATCGATGTTGGAAGCAGATGAAGACGCTAACCTATTAGAAATAGAGGCAGATAAAACGGGCATTCCTGAGATCCTGAAAAAAGCGGATAAAAAATATTATGGTCTTTCTCCAAGATGGGCAGATGATGAAAAGAAAGAAATTAAATTTTGGCTTGATCCACAAGAACAACACATTTATCAGTATGGTGTGTATTCAGTAGACGAGCTAAAACAGTGGGCAAAGAACGAAGGACCTATAGTTATAAAAAAAGAAACAGCCCTATGAGATCAGTATCAGTAAACATCTCCGTAAGTATTGATGATTTCTTAAATTCTTGTTCGAGCAAAGACATCAGATACTTAATCGAATGTTTGGTGGAAGATGGCCATCTTAATAAGATCAACTTGACTCTTTTGAACAACTCAAAAAAGTCAACTAATATTATCAATGACGATATTTGGAATGATGTAATTAAAAATCTCTTGGAGAACAGGCATCAGCTGAGTGTAGAGGACGAAACTACGGTTTTAAATATTTCAGAAAAAATAATTTAAAATAAAAAAGCCAGTATTTTATACTGGCTTTTCTTGTTTTATTAGAGTTGTAATTATTTGCTATCTTCTGGAATAGCGACATCATCTACGAATTGTCTAAAATTAAGAATTCTTTCTCTTTCTTCTTTCTCGTTCGTTATAGTAATTGCATAAGTTGTTCCTTTTTCTTTTGAAATAGCTACAACTTTAAAGTCTTTTCCAGCATATTTGATTGTGCTGCCTTTTTTCAACTTATCGAAAAATTCTCTAGCCTTTTCAGTTTGGCCATATGCTTTCTTGAAACTTTCAAGAACAAAATCTTTGTATCCTAAAATCATAGCTTGAAAATTATTTGTTGAATTTACGAGACATTTGCATTGCCTTCTTCTTATCCATTCCACCGGCTTTATATTGAGCCATCTTTGCATCAGCAAAATCAGCATCACCGTCACCATCTTGATCTTTCTTTTTAGGAGACTTTTTTGCTTTTTTCTTAAGCATCGGCATTTCCTTTTCAATTTTTTGTTTTTTAGCTTCAGTGATAAACTGGCTAAAGTTATATAGCTTTGTCATGTGTTTAATTATTTTTATAGATGTTTACTAAAGTTGGTGTATCGCATCATCTGATTCAATAAGTTTTCAGATTGACGAGTAAGTTCGATTTCTTTATCTGAGATGTAATAGCCACCGTCTCCTTTATCTGGTTCAACTGTAAATCTACTCTTAAAACTTCCAGGCTCTTCTGCATTTTCAAAGAAGAGAGTATAGTTCGTATAGTTAGTATTAAACTTGAATGCAACAAAAGCATACACTCCCTTGTTTGTGTCAAAGATAGTATCATACAAAGGAAACTCTTCAAGAAACTCCTGAGTAAATCTTTCACGAGCAAGAGAATTTACTCTCTCCTTTTTCTGTCCTATGCTGCGTGGATTAGGCTTTAAAAAATCACCAGTTGCCGATCTTGTCCATGGAAAATCTTCTGTGCGATTCATCAGTTTAGCATAACTAGAAGTCTTCATCTCATTGAACGCTTCAAACGTTTTCACAAATGAAATAATTGATGGCTCTTCTTGAGAAGTTCCACCCTGCTTAATAGCATTTAAGAAAAATTCCATTACCTCTTGAACATCGTCCTTTGAGGTAGCGATATGATCGTTCGCCCAATCATGACCATTACTTAAGATCGCATCAACTTTTGCAGGATCCATCTGTAATAGGGTTTCTACTGCACGCTTAATAGTTTTAAGGTTTCCAAAAAACATATAACTGCGTGGCTCTTGCTGTTCCTTTTGAGAACATGAATCAGAAGTGCCTCCGCATCCGCATGAACATTCGTTGAGTTTCATTACTTAGATTCTTTTTTCTTTGAAGTTTGAGCGATCATCTTTTCAACGATCTCGTGAATCTTAACTAGATCTTCTTTAGCTTCAGCTAACATTTTTTCTCTAGTTCTAGATTCATCGACTGCGCCAGAAGCTTTCATTAGATTTTTAGCAAGAGTAAGACGCTTGTGAGTTTTAGCATCTTTTTTACCAAGTTGAAAACCTGGTTTCTTCTTGTCTTTGTCCTTTTTTGCAAGCTTTTTCTCCTCAGCATCAATGCCCTTCTTAGTAAGTTTCTTCTTACCCATTTCTTTCTTAAGGGCACCCTTCTTCATGTCGATCGTGCCGATCCACTTGTCCTTTTTTGCTTCGTTAACAAAAGAATCAAAGTTCATAATTTTTCCTGACATGTTGTGTGATATTTTTGTTATTTATTTAATCTTTATAGATATTTGCATATGCTTCGCCCATTAGAGTGATTAATCGCTCGATTGTACCATCGTTTCTAAGAGCTTTAAAAGCTAAATTTTCTACTGAAAATTCTCCAGTTCTAGTTAAACCTTCTTTTCTGTCCTTTATGATCTTGCTCTTGATTCGTTGCAGATATTCTAGTTGCATTCTAGCTTCTTCTCCAATTGCTCCTTTAATCTTTTTTTCAATTTCACCAAGCTCAAATCGAATTACTCTAGCTTTTTCGTTCACGTCTTTTTCATCGACTTGTGGAGGATCCCATTTAGGTACTACTTTCCACTCGTTTTTTGCAAGAGAAAAAAGACCTGACGCTACATGTTCTTCATTAATGTCTTGAATATAACACTCAGCATCATAACCTGTAATTTGTACAGGATGTCGTTCGTTCCACATTAAGCGCTGTCCGTCTAATGCTTTTCGAACCAATTCGGTATCTGCATTTACCTTTGAAAAATCTATTAGGATATGAATGTCTAAATCCGAAGAATCTGTCCAGTTATAATTAGCTAGTGAACCTGTAAGCTGAACATCGACTACTGGAACTTTAAGTTTTAGAGTATCCCAAAAATCTTTACCAATTAAGAGAAGTTTCTTTCTAACTTCAGGTTTCATTGCAGTTCCGTCCCAGACTTTAGGTGAAAGAGATTTATGGTATTCTATCTTTTCAGACAGCCATTGTTTAAATCCATATACTTCGGTTGCTCTCAAAACGTAAGATTTCTATTTATGTTATTTATCGCATGGGAGTTAAGAATAAATAAAGTAAGATGTCATACTTGATCACATATTCCCAATTCTTAACAGAAAGTAGAGAAACTACTTTTCGCGAAATGGCGAGTAATTCTAACTATAAAATAAGAAAGGCAGTAGCTGATGTTAAGGACTGTCCAGTTGACGTGCTTGAAAAACTATCTACTGACGAAAACGTAGAAGTAAGGAGCATCGTTGCTTTTAATATATCGACTCCGACTGAAGTACTAAGGGCCATGGCAAAAGATCGTTCAGTTATCGTCAGATCGTCGGTCGCAGCAAACACAAGTACACCAGAAGATGTCCTAATCGACTTAGCGTCAGAAGACAGTCCAATTGTACTTTCAAGTTTAATAGTGAATGTAAACACTCCAGTTGAAGCAAAGTTAATTATAGCAGATTCAAATGATCGCAATACCCTGTATCGACTTGCAGCAAGTAAAAACACTCAGTCTGAAGTATTGGTAAAACTTACACAGCATAATATACCAGAAGCCAGACTTGCGGCAAAAAAGAATCCTAACTACCCTGAAGACCTAGAAGGTTGGGCAATAAATATGGATGATTGGA